AACTCCACCGGCACCAGATTTTAAACCAACGACATGCTTATTAGCAGCAAAGGTGTGATACTTACCATCATCAGCACCTGCATGAATAATATGTAACTTATCATCTGAGTCTGAATACTTAACGACTTCTCCACGCATTAAGGTATCACCGCTTGGGCTTGTTATAGTCTCACCAACCTGAAACGTAGTAGGATTAGGATCGGTAAATTTTATAGTAGGATTTGAATATCCAGTTCCAGGATTAGTTAAAGTGAGTCCATTTACTTTACCATTATTACTATCGATCGTGGCTACGATTGCAGCACCAACACCATTTGAATCAATTACTGTAACTGTTGGAGCATTAGTAAAATAATTATTTCCGCTATCAGTAATGTTAAGACTTTGAAGTGCGCCTGAACTCAACGTAGCACTAGCCTGTGCACTATCTCGGGTATTGTCCAACGTAAGTACGTACTTGTAAGCATATTTACCTTCAAGATCATCGAGCTCATCAATACCGGTGTCCATATTTTCACCGGTGTATTCATATAGTTGACATCTCATCTTAAATACTGGAAGATTACTTAACTGATAAAACGGTTGTTCATGTTCTACATGTGTTATTTGAAAAAAAGATTTACTTAAAGGAAGATAAATTACATCACCTTCAGCAGGTCTTTGAACAGTTATCTCATTATCATACCTTGCAACAGTATCTGCCCATCTTCTCCTTGATACGACAAATGTTGCCTCATCTCTTATCTCTACGCCAAACCTAGTGAATAGATCTCCTTCACCTTCAAATCCTTCGGTATTCTCAATATACATTTCAAGCATGTAAGATGAGTTAAAGCTTGATACAGGATCGTCGCCGAGTATCTTATCTTCATTTACAATATCTCTTGGCAAATAGTATACGTCTTGACCATAGGTCTTCAACGCCTCAATGACTATATCTTCATAGAGGTTCTGCTCTGATCTTACTTTTTGACTGAAATATAAATTTGTTGACATATCATCCTACGAAAAAGTCTGGTGGAAATTCATGTTCTAATCTCAAGTTCTCTCGAAGAGTTGCTATCTCTGCGGTTGCATCATCATATATCTGTCTTCCGTTTAAAATGACTCCTCCTGGTAATTGCATGCCTTCAAACTTAATTAAGTTTTGTCCCCACTGTTGTTTAATTAAAGCAGTAGTATATTCTTTTACAAACATGTCATTAAATATTGAAGTATGATCACTGTCATTAACTTCTGTGTAAACTTCAGCTACTATATAATCACCTTCTTTAATATCACCATCAGCAAAGTCTCCAAAAATATACAATCTATTTTGTCGACGTGAAAACTGTACTTGTGGATGACCGTTTAATTTCATATCCAGCATAGAGAGATACTGCTGCATTTGTTCATAATAGGCTAGGTCACCTGCAAAGTTCATTAAGTCTGCGATGTCATTTAACATCATCTGATATTTTATGTCAAAAAAGTTACGCGAATTATTAAATGAGCTTGCTAAAGGAAACATTTTTGAAACAAATAATATGTTACTGGCTAATGTAATATACTCATTAGATACGTCTGTGGCTGTAACTAAGTGTTTAAGATACGTTCTTACGGTAGCATCTGAATGAAACTCGCGATAATACTGTAATGATTCGTCGACACGATCTTCCAGCTGATCTTCGTCTACATTGACTTCAATAACTGGTTCACCTAGTCTTCTCTTACAGTAATCTATCAGTGTTGCTCGTGAACTTGGAACTGCCATTTTTAAATCCTTATTTTATTCTATTTATAAGGACTCGTTCCTAAAACATCCTCATCCCATGCGGCTTTTAACTTATCTATTGTATCAGCATTAGTAATAGCACTCGCTGCTGGAGCATCTCTAAGTTTTTTCTTCTTAGCAACACTAGCGGTCTTAGCACTTGCATCATCTTCTTCTAATGCTTTCATGTATACAACATCTTCAGCGGTGAGTAGTGGTCCTCTTACTTCTCTTATCTTATCTTTAAATATATCTTTTGCTGCATTAATATCTTCAGTGATAGCTACTTTATCATTATCAAACACCCAGGCATTTCTAAAATGCCTGTCTGGTACTGATGCTGGAGCAGCAGCAATTACTCCATCTTTATCTTGAATCATTGTAGTCATTTCTCTCTCCTTATGCTACTAACTCTTGATTAATCTTCCAAGCATTACGCCACGTTCTATGACTTGGTAAGTTTTTCTTTTTACAAATTATTAGTCTCTTACGATTTGACTTATCATAGTCTTTCCATACATGTTCTGGTATATCTTTCATTATTAAATATTCTATTGCTTCTTCTTCTGTCATCTTATCAACTGGTTTTGTATTATGTAGTAGATAACCTCTCGTATGTTTCTTAAAATCTGGTTGTGCCTCGTCTTTCTTCAGTTCCCAATAAGACTCGACTGGTGGTAATATTCCACCTTGCATTGCACATGCTAGCCAGTTTGGATCTGGTATCGTAACTTTTGCAGGTGCATCCGGTTCTTTAGGATCTTCCCAAACAACTCTGTAATCGGATTGTATAGGCTCAAGTTTTTCTTTTGCCCAGTGTAATCGCTCCCATAAATGTATTCCCTGAAATTCAGGTGTTTCAATTGTCATGCTAAATCTCCTGATACTTCTCCAACAACCAGTACATCATCAGTTACTGTAACTCCTGATACGTGTTCTAAAACATAAATTCTGCAACTAACTGTTAAGTTTTGACCAAGTGAATATAATGTAGCAGTATGTCCACTTCCAGAACCAGCAGCTACGGTATGAACGTATCCATTACTTGCCATAGCATTTGTAAATACGCATTTATAGTCACCAGTTCCTCCATCTGTTATAGAAGCATTATTAAAGCTATCTCTTACATAGTCTGATGAAGCTGTTCCATCAAGATTAACAAAATGTTTAGTTAACCCTTGTTGTAAGTTTGTATTATTCGAACCTTCACCACGAACGTTAACAGAACCAGCAGTTGTCTTACCTTGTATGGTATCTATAACTAATGTACTCATGATAAGTCTCCAAATATTGCAAAACTAATTACTCTAGGATCATTAGGTGTAGCGTGTGCATACTGAAGGTCTAGGTCAATAGTTCCTGCTCCTAGTGCATCACCGGGAGTTGAACAGTTCATTAATGTATTGTTACTAGATGCTCCACCTGCACCAGTGGTTGCAGCGTAATTTGCATTACCCATATCATTAGCAATAGTCACTCTATAATTTCCAGTAGCTAGGTCTGTTATACTAGTTATATTAAGGCTGTCGTTAATAGCAGGTGTATTGTCTCCACTCATTCTTAACCAACATTTTGCCAACCCTTGTTGCAAATTAGTAGTGTTGGTATTTTCACCTTGTATCGTAACCTGACCAGTATTTGATATAATCATAGAGGTCGTATCAGAGTCATACTTTAAATTTGTAACCTCAATATTTGTTCCTACTATTGTACTCATGCGAGGTCTCCACTAATTTGTAATCCAAGACCACCATTATCTACAGCAGCTCTATCACTTACTCTGCGAGAATTAAGAGGACAAGCAGTGGTAGAGGTAATAGCATATGTGTTTCTTGAATCTGTAAGTACAGCGTAATCATTGTCACCCTGACAAGCAGTAGTAAAACAAAAATTTATACTACCCATAGCATTTGAAATTCCTATTGTGTAAACTCCAGTACCTCCGTCAGTCATTCCACTTACGTTAAATGAATCTCTTGAAGCTGCTCCACTCGCACCTCCGTCAAAATTAACCCATACTTTAAGTAACCCTTGTTGCATATTAGTTGTGGCAGTACCTTCACCTTGTACAGCTATAGATCCTCCAGTAGTCTGTCCTTTGAAAGTATTCGTCTTGATCTCATACTGACCTGCAACGTTTTTAATTTCATCTACTTTTATTTGACTTGGCATATCTTTATCCTTATGCTACTCTATAACCAAACATTTGTGTAAAACTTTGTTCTCCGTGACCTCTTAAAATATTATCTGTAGCACTACTATTTGTGTAGTTATATATGTAAGCTGTTAGAGTAAGGTAATCAGTAGTTCCGTTAAGATGTGTCAAAATAGGACCTCCAACGTTTGTTTCTTTAGCAGCACCCGCCTTTACACTAAGAACTTCTCTAGGTCTATGACCCCCAGACGAGTTTAAGTACGGTGAATTACCAGTTGAATGACCTCCATCAGAACCATTTTTAAAAACAGCTGTTTCTAAATACACATTATCATCGGCGCTTTTAGGAATCCACTGTATACTGCCATAAATAAAATAAAATCCAGCAACTTTTGGTGTATAACGATAATTCGATGTATTAAAGCAATCATCTTCATCGAATATTTTAGTATTGAGACCAACAGTAGTTCGAACATTAGTTGCAATGTTTTGATCAGCACCTAACTGTACAGCAAATAGATTTTGATTATTTCTAGTTAAATCTACTTTACCAGTACTATTAATCGTCATGGCATTAGTTCCGTTAATGTGTTCTATATTTTCGATTCCTAAAGTACTCATACGACTACTAACCTTCCTCCACTGTTCACTGTCAGTGTTACTCCACTCGCAACGGTAATTGGTCCTGCTATCATCGCGTTCTCTGTAGCCTCGATAGTCGTGTTTGCAGTTACAGTTTTAAGTGTAATTTTAAATCCTATACTTTTTCCTATTCTACTTAATGCCATTACTTACCTCGTTGGCCATGTTACTGATGAATCATCTAAATTATAATTACTGTCAAGTTTTGGCGATGCGCTGGCAGGTAAGTCTCTTAGTGCCTGCATGTATGTCTTTAGTTCTGTGCTGACTGCTACACCTGATGAGTATGCCTTTACAACTTCCCAGTCTAGTGCAGATAACTTCTTATCTCTTTCCACTCTTAACAATCTTTCCGCTTCACTATTATCGAGATCAGCAATCTTATTATTAACTTCTGTCTCTGTAGGTGCGGTTTGACTCTTATCAAGCCACTCAAGCCCGTTAAATGTGTCTCCTCTGAGTACCCATTCGGCGCCTGGTTTTAAAGCTTGAAGAGCATCTGCAATACCATACTTCATTTTATTCTCCTTTAAGTGCCTTGACTTCGGCTTCTAATGTTTCTATTCTTGCCATTGCTTCTTGTAATGCTTTGACTGCTTTCATGTAGAGTATAGAATATTTAACTGATTTAGTTTTTGTTCCTAAATCCTTATTATTTTCATCAAGGTCTGGATTGTCTTTTACAAGACCATTCATTCCTGCTGTTTCAACTTCTTGTGCAACAACACCTAATCTCCAATGAGCATCACTATCCCCAGTAGCAACATCTGTTTTCATTTTATACTTACGCACTGTTAATGCTTTGATGTCGTCCCATTGTGATGAAGCATCTGTTATTTGCTCTTTAAGTTTTTCATCTGATAAAGCACCATAAGTGTTATCGTGATTTTGAACATCTCCATCAGACCAAATAAATATTCTTGATGTATTACTTCCATCCATAGCTTTTAAAAAGTAATTAGTATTATTATCTGGAGAAGCATTAGAAAAATCCATAAAAATCCCATAAGGATTTGAGCCTGCATCATGTTCAAGATGTAAAATTACTTGATTACCTGTCGTTTGTTTAGCAGTAATTTTTGCCCCAGTTGCTGGAGTGCCAATACCTACATCACCATCAGCACCAATGTGCAATCTTGGATTACCATCGCCATCTGATAAGATAATGTTATTGTTTCCTGTTCTTATGTCTATGCCACTAGAGTTTCCTTGATAACGACCAACTATAGTGTTTCCTGAACCACTAGTTACTTGAGAGCCTGCACTTCTACCAACAAATGTATTATTACTCGCTGTGACTGCAATTCCAGAAGAACGCCCTACAAATGTATTATGTTCACCAGTTTGGTTTGCATAACCTGCTTCACGACCAAAAACTGTGTTGCTTCCTCCTGTAGTGTTTAACTGTGATGCACCATACCCAACAGCTGTGTTGTTTGAACCTGTTGTATTAGTAAACATAGATTGATAACCAAGGGCAGCATTACTAGCACCTGTAGTATTTGCTTTTAGAGAATAAAAACCAACTGCTGTGTTGTTGGAAGCTGTGGTGTTTGCATACAAAGCCTCATAACCTACTGCTGTACTTTGATTACCTGTAGTGTTTGAACGTAAAGCTCCACTACCAACAGCAGTCTGACTGTATCCTGTAGTGTTTGTGTAAAATGCAGAATTACCAATAGCTACGTTTGACCCATAACTTGTTGTAGTGCTATATCCTGCACTTTTACCTATATAAACATTACTGGCTGACGTTGTTATACTTTTACCAGCATGATATCCCACTACTGTATTGTTACTTGCCGTTGTATTTGCATTGAGTGCATCACGACCAATACCTACATTGCCACTACCTGTAGTATTTGTAACTACAGAATTTACACCTATAGCAACATTATCAGTTCCTGTAGTATTGTTATACAAAGCACCACTTCCAAAGGCATTGTTAGCAGCTCCAGTAGTATTTAATGTTAATGAGTTAAACCCAACTGCTGTATTTGCAGTTCCTGTGGTATTTGCACGCCCAGAATAATAACCAATAGCAGTTAACTCTGTACCTGTAGTATTACTATACCCTGCCGTATATCCAACTGCTGTATTGCTATTTGCTGTGGTGTTTGCAGTTAAAGCACCATAACCCAATGCAACAATAGCATCACCAGTAGTAATTGCAGTTCCTGCTTCATCTCCAACTACCACATTATAATTACCACCACTTGCAATAGAGTTACCTGCATTGACACCTGCTCTAAAGTTTGATGTTCCTGCTGTGGCTGTAATTAAATCTGCACCAGTTTCTAGTGTAGTATTGCCTGATATTGCCAAAGTTCCATTTATATCTGAATTACCAGTGGTAAAAGTAGATGTTCCATTATTAATAGCACCGAAGCCACTTGTGATTGTTCCAGCATTTAATGCACCAGTTGTAACTATACTTGAACTACCTGCAATAGGACTTAATACAGAAGCAATAGCAGTTCCATCTATTGTAATAGCATCAGCTTCTAATGTTCCATCTACGTCTATATTACCAGAAATATCTAGTGAAGTACCAGTTAATACACCGGTGACACCGAGTGTTCCTGCCATCGCGACATTACCATCGAACGTACCACCTGCAGACTTACTGACAGTATCTGCTACACTAAAAACGTCATACACTGTGATCGTAACGATATCACTCGCAGCCGCGCCTTCGGCCAGAACTATCGAAGTTCCTGACGTTGCAGTATAGTCGACAGGTGCGAGTAGCACACCGTTTTGATATACATCTACAAAGTTAGCGTCAGTATAAGATAGAGTTATACCTTCAGAACTCGCACCAGTGAAAGACGTTTGACTTCCAGTTGCAGTATAGGTATGTACTCTTCGTACACCGTTACTTGGTGATACACCAATGTATGTCATTACTTCTCCTAGGTTACATTAACTTCAGGATCTACTTTTTCTTTTACTGACTCGATAAGTTTACTTGTAAACACGCTCTTTGCCACGGTTACCTGATCAATTTGAAATTTTAAGTTTCCCTCTTTAGTCTGCAGGTCTCTAATTTGGTTAACCATATAAACTTGTTCTTGAGAGAAACTATTAATGTCGTGTTCTTTACCATCAATAGTTATAGTATTAGCTTGATTTTCGTTTTCCATAATATTTCCTTATTATTATATATTAGTTTGAGCTTCAGTAAATGCCTTATATGCAGCTTTGACTGTGTCAGTCCATACAGCGTTCGCAATTGCCTGCACGTCTGCATCTTCACCAGAGATGTCAGTCGCAGTATGTGTCCATGTTTTATTACCATCGCTATCTTTAACATATGTAGAACTAAAAGGTTGCACCACGTGCCTGTGATAGCTCCTTGAAATTTCTGTATCATCTTCTTTAATTACAGTTGCAGTTCGAACTTGTATGTTCCATTTATTTACGACTTCAATCTTGTCGTTTTCAGTTTCTTTAGTTATCGCCATTTTTTTCTCCTTTATCCGTCTCTAGAATCCACTAGAGATATAGGCTATTTATAATATATAATTATATTAAAATTCTTTAATACTATGCTGTATATGCTTTTCCAGCTGTTATCGCTGAAGTAACTGCTGTCATGCTTTCATTTGTCCAGTAGTCTTTAGCTTTCATTAACTCTAAATGCCCAACATTTCTATCAACACAAGATTGCTTATCTTCTGCTGATTCATCTGCCATTGCATTACCTGCAATAACATCAGTAATTAGTGTAACACTATGACCCATTGCTGTGTAGTCTTGTGCTATTTCTTCTTTTGTTTTTTCGTCTGCCATTTTACGCTCCTTCTAAGGTTGTTATTCTGGCTTGTAATGCTGTTACTTGTGCTGATAATTCTTGAACTGCTTTTATTAGTGGATGAACAAACATCTCTTGTGATATACCTTGTATGCCACTTTCTTCTAACTCATCATGCCCACCAAAATCTGTTATGTTATGAGTAGCCATTGCAGTTTTTACTTCTTGAGCAATAAGACCATACATTTTTTTTGTATGTTCTGCTGTTGTTTTTGAAGCATTATAATCAGGTAAACTTGAATCTATTTCGGACTTAGCTTTCCATTTAAAAGTGACTGGTCTTAAATCATTTATAAAGGCTAAACCACAATCTGTATTATCTATTATTTCTGTTTTATATCGTTCATCAGAAACACGAACCCAAGAAGCATTTACTGTAAATTGGTTATAAACTCTATCATTTCCAGTTCCCTTACCAAAGGTAAACATATTATCTCCAGCAGGTGCAACACTATGACCTAAAGCTAACCTTTGATATCCTGAAGCACTACCTGCGTTAATACCATTTCCAATAAATATATTTTCAGAACCAGTTGTAAGAGGTGTACCTGCTGTTCCACATTCTCTACCTATAAAGATATTTGCACCACCTGTAGTTATATTTGCTCCTGCATACGAGCCAACTAATGTACATTGACCTGCTGTTGTGAGCGCTTGTCCTGCTCTTTCTCCTAAGTAACAATTTGAACTACCAGTAGTAGTACTAAGACCTGCATTTTTTCCTATTGCTGTATTTTCATTTGCAGTGGTGCTATTAGTTAAAGCTGTATACCCAATAGCTGTGTTACCTGAAGCTGTGGTATTTTCTTCAAGTGCCTGAAAACCTATTCCTACATTGTATTCCCCAGTAGTATTTTCAAATAAAGAACCAAAACCTACAGCTACGTTACTTGCTCCTGTAGTATTAGAATACATACTTGCATAACCCATTGCCGTATTGTTAGATGCTGTGGTGTTTGAACGTAATGAGTTCATACCTAATGCAGTATTGTTTGCACCTGTAGTATTAACATAAAGTGAAGCCGTTCCAATAGCTGTATTCTGTGATGCGGTGGTATTTGAGATTAAAGCATCACCACCTAAAGCCACATTGTATTGACCAGTAGTGTTTGCTTTTATTGCTTGATATCCAACTGCTGTGTTGTAAGTTGCTGTAGTATTTGCTTGTAGAGCATTAGCACCAACTGCTACGTTGTTAGCTCCTGAAGTAAGAGCTTTTAAAGAATCATTACCAACGGCTGTGTTTTCATTTCCAGTAACAGCAGCTAACATAGTATTAAATCCTACTGCAACATTGTCACCTCCAGTTGTAATTCCTGATGCTGCTCCTGAACCTAATCCTGTATTATTATATCCTGTGGTATTTGCTGTTAATGCACTTTTACCTATTGCTACATTACTAGCACCAGTAGTGTTTGCAGTAAAAGCAAAAGAACCTACTACTGTATTATTTGCAGCAGTCGTATTTGCCAATCCAGATTTTCTACCAATAAATGTATTTTCAACACCAGTAGTGTTTGCTTTACCTGCTTGATAACCTATAGCTGTTAATCTAGTTCCAGTTGTGTTTGCATAACCAGCTTGATAACCTACTGCTGTATGCTCAACACCTGTAGTATTTGTATAAAGAGACTGATATCCAACTGCGGTGTTGTCTGATGCTGTAGTGTTTGCATTTAGAGCATTATAACCGACTGCCGTATTTTGGTAACCAGTAGTATTATTATTGCCAGTTGATTGTCCTATCAAAATATTTCTATATCCAGTAGTATTACTAATTCCTGCATTACGCCCAATAGCTACATTTTGTTGACCACTTGTATTTGCTGATAATGCTTGCTGACCTATTGCAATATTATTATCACCACTTAAAGAACCACCAGAAAGAGCTTGATCACCTAAAGCCACATTACCTGAACCAGTAGGAAAGTTACCATCTAGTTTGATTGTGCCACCATCTACTGAGAGGTTACCATTTACAGTAAGCCCTGATAGAGTGCCAACACTTGTGATATTTGTTTGTGCTGCTGTTGCAAGCGTACCTGTAATTGCACCAGTTACTCCAAGAGTTCCACTTAGAGCTACGTTCTCTCCGCTGTCAATAGTGATAGCATTAGCGTTGGCGGAGTTACTGATTCCAGTTATTCCTTCTTTACCTATCTGTGTTAATGCCATTCTTTATACCTTTATTTTTTACTTTTATGCATCTGTAAAATAAATTCCGCTGCAAACAATTTGACCAGATGCTGATGAAAGATTATTTGAATTTAAGTTAGCAAGAGGTACGTTATCTCCGCCTTCAACTAGATTGGCAACAGCAGCATTATTATTAAGTCCTAAAAATGCGTAAGTATAACCACTGCCTGATACATTTAAGTATCTACCATGAATAAAATGTCTGCTTAAAGCGCCACTTCCGCTTCTACTAGTAAAGGGCCACCCCTCTAAAGTTACAATGTTAGAAGTAAAAGAGTTTCCACCTCCATCTAATTGAATATACATGTTAAAATGTACAACATCGCCAACTTTAGTGTACTCTGCTTGTCGTACTGAATACTGAAATGTAGCACCACTTGATACTAAATTAGGTGTCCAAGTTCCTTCTTCATAATCGTCAAGAGTATTTGAGGCAACATTCGATGTCGAACCTAATACGATACCAGAACTAGTACTGTACGGTATTATATCTCCAGCTTCATCTATTTTCCATCTAGTGTAGCCGCCTGATTTAAAAGCTAATCCATAATCAATGTCATAAATTACAGAACCTCTTGCTGTATCATTATGACCGTTACCACCATCAAATAATATACCCATAGGTGCTTGTTTATTAGCAACCATTTGTATAAAAGATGAAGTATCACCTTCAACAATTAAACCAGTTGTGCCATCTCTATATCCTGCAATGTTTGAGGCTGTTGCAGACCTTATGTGAAGTTTTGTTGCAGAGCTTGTAAGTCCAATACCAACATTGCCTGACCCATCAATACGCATACGTTCTGCAGAATTTGTTCTTATAACTAGTGGTTGTGCACTGTGAGTTCCCACAATAGATGCAGAAGAAGCATTACCACGTAATAGTAAACCTGAGTTACTACCATCTCCAGTTATTGAAATTTCATTTCCAGCACCAAGTATTATATCATGGTTAAATATAGCAGTTCCTGCATCTGACATGTCAAGTGTAAGGGCAGTTATTACAGCACCACCATCATTACCTTGAAATTTTATATCTTTGTCTTGTACGGCAGAATAAATTCCAAAATTATTACTTGTGTCATAAAGAACTCCAAATATAGTACCAGTATCTGCTAAATGTATTTCTCCACTAGTCGCTGCATCTAATTTTATTGTATCTGCTGCGTCAATAGTAAAGGTATCTGTGGTTGTAAGTGTATCACCATCAAGTGTCATCTCATCAACTACTACGCCTGCGTTTGCAGTGACTGCACCAGTTACATCTAATGTACCAGTAAGATTACCGTCGGTAAGTATCTTTGCTAATTCACGTGATCTTGTCACTACCAGGACACTCCACTTGCTGTTGCCGGTGTTTTCATTGCAGATATTTGACTAGCAATGTTATCTTCAATGTTCTTGACTTCGTCAGCACCGAGTGCATCTTTTGCCCAGCCAATAGCATCTGCTTCAGTTACGTCTGCATATGCCTTTGGTGTGCCTACAAGAGTTACGCCTACTGACCCATAAGATGATCCAGTGTTACCATCTGCATCTTCGTCTGAGGCTGTCCAGTGTATTGTTGTTATTATGTTCTCATTGTCTCCACTTTTTAAGTCTCTATCCATTGATGCTATTGTCCATGTTACTGCCATTTTATTTTCCTTCTAAGGTTGTTATTCTTGCTTCTAATTCTTGTATGGTCTTAACGAGTAAAGGTACGAGTTTGCTATGGTCAATACCTTGATATTTTGCATTTCCATCTGCATCAATTTCGTCTTTAGCTCCACTTACTGCTTCAGGCACTGTACTAGATACTTCATGTGCTAAAAACCCATCAACTGTTTGTCCAGTAAGACTTTCTTTAAATACAAATCTGCATGGCTTTAGTTGTTTTAATCTCGTAGTTGCATCGAAGTCATAAGAGATTGATTCTTTTAATCTATAATCAGAACTTGTATTAAATGTAGTACCATTTCCATCTGCTGTTTGTTGTATTGAACCAACACCACTACCATTTGACCTTACAAACATACCAAAAAAAGTACTTCCATTGTTTGTACCATTTTTAATTTGTAATCCAGTATATGATTGTTGGTGTCCAAATATACAAAGAGTTGCTTGATTAGCAGTCTGTCCTATACCAACTTGACCACTACTATGAATACGCATACGTTCATTACCAGAAGTAAAGAAGTTCATTATATTACTACCACCACCAGTTTGAATAGATGATGCACCGGAACCAGCTTTAAAATAAAATGAATCACTTGTGGTAGTATTATTTAAATATATAAATTGATTTCCAGCACCAGCGACATGAAGTTTTTGACTTGGACTTGCAGTGCCAATACCAACATTGCCTGCCGTATCAATACGCATACGTTCACCATTATCACCATCACCACCAAAGGTATGAAATCTTAAATCGCCATTAGCCGCATCACTACCTCTAAAAGATTCTATACCAATAAAACGAGAGTTTGATGCATCAGTACTAAAGCCAATTCTTCCTATGACTGCGTTATTACTTGCTGTGCCGTTACCCACAACAATATCGCCATCTTTTAAATGTAGTAATTTTTGTGGGGAAGATAAACCAAGACCAACATTCCCTGAGGAATCAATACGCATACGTTCTGAAGCATTGACAGAAAATCGCATATTATTCCCTGAATGACTATATGAGATTTTACCTATATCATCATCAGAAACATCACCAAATAAAATAGATTGGAATGTACCATTAGGTCCAATAAACTGTAAATCACAACGAGTACTGTCATCATCTTCTAAAACTAATCCTGCAGTAGCATTTACACTTGATGCACTACCACCAGTTCTAATATGCACTTTATTTCCTAGAGGTGATGTATCACCAATACCAACCTTGCCTGAAGAATTAATACGCATACGTTCTGTAGCATTAGTATAAAAACGCATTTCTGCATTTTCTTTTTGTTCTATTATTGCTGAACTACCACTAGTATAGATTTGAAATCCATCAGTTGATCCAGTACCAGTTGTGCTATTTGATAACTTTAACCTACTTGCACTTGAACCATATATTTCTAATGCAGTTCCACTAGGGACAGATGGACTGTTAGTACCAATACCCACATTGCCACTGCTATTAAATACAGCTACAGGTGAAAAAGTATCATTACTTGCATCTGCATCTGCACTACCAACAGATATTTCCAAAGCATTTGTTACACTTTCTTGACAAGCTATCTGCCAATTATTATTTGAACTACCAGTTGTTTCAAAAGTTATTTCTGGTGATGAACCCTCTATAAATACGTCACCATTAACATGTAAGGTATCATTAGGACTTGAAGTGCCTATTCCAACATTCCCTGACGCATCAATACGTACACGCTCAGAACCTGCAGTTCCAAGTGTTATAACATCTGATCCGGGAAATGCTATTGTAGTATTTGTGTCTGCATCACCTGCTATTGAGTCTAATTGAATACTTCCTACGTTAGTTAAGTTAGCATCACTCATATCCAAACTACCGGTAACATCTAAGTCACCACCTACGCTGACATTTCCACTAAATGTTCCACTCGTTGCTGACAGCGCGCTTGTTGGAGGATGCGTTACTGATGCGATAGCTCTTGATAATGTAAATACGAATATATTATTTGTGCCTGCCGAAGGTGCAGGACTGAATGTTAGTGTCGTTCCACTTACCGTATAGTTTGCCGTGTCCTGAATAACACCGTCGACCGATACGAGTATCTCTTGCTCAGAACCGATTGCAGTTGATAAAGTAAAAGCAGTAGTGCTGTTATTGCCACTAAATCTTTGTACTGCCGGAACTGAAGAGAATCGACTTGGTGCGGTGTTACCAATGTAAGTCATATTATGTGATCTCCATAATACTCATAGTAGTTGAAATTTTATCTGCCACTGAGCAGTCAATTTGAATTTTATCTGTCGTCTCTAATACTACCTTACTGCCTGATAGAATTTCAAGTGAACTACCTACTGGTACCGGTGCGTCCTTTAATAAAAATGTAGTCGTGTTCGTGGCAGTTCTACCACCACCACTCGTATCAGATACGAGCTTTACTGATGCCGTGACCTGCGCGGTGTGTACGTTTGATAGTACCATTCCTAATATCACAGTTGTTGTACTGCTTGGCGCTGTATATAAATCTTCTGGAGTACCTGCACTTGCCGGCATTACGTCGTGTGAGACTACTTTAAATGTATTTGCCATATTTTCCTCTTATCCTAACGCAATCGCTAATGCTACAGCCGTACCTGCAGGATCAGCATTAATCTCGCCTGCCGAGTCAAATGCTACGTTTCTTATAATTTGATTTATTTCACCGGCTGAGTCAAATGCTGCAGTTCTCGCAATTGTTGCGACTGCGGCTGAGTCTAAAAGATTTGTGATTGTCTTATTGCCAAGCTTAATAGAGTCGGTAACTTCGAGTCCATTCTTGACAACGAAATTCTTTTGTGTAGCCATCGGTTCCCTCTCCCCAATGAATTATAATTCTATTTATACAAGTTACTAAGTAGCTATCTCAGTAATACTCATATTTAATCCCCAGTATTTTTGTGTTCCGCCAATACTACCACCAAACCAATAATAAATTCTTGACGCACCTGCTGCAAGAGTGCCTCTAGTATCATCTGCTCGATATGCTCCAGGGTGCCATACTTGCGTTACGCCATCATGGTATATGCCATAATGCGTTTGATATATAATATGCCCAGCACTAGAATTTGCTGAACCTGCTGAATAATCATCGGATAGCGAAAGAGCAGATCTAGTACCATTACTAATATAAAACCTACCATTTAAATCTATAGCAAACTTTGAGTTAGCTCTTTTTGCAGTAATAGATAATTGTAGCAAAGGTGTTAATGAAGCGCTATTCCATGCAGTTGTTTCTGTAATATTTCCAGTTCCATCCCAGTTACTTGCAGCACCAGAACCAGAATATGTATAAACTTGACTTGATACACGCTGAAGAACATCTCCAGCAGCTACAGGAACTGAAGTTAAGAAACTACTACCTTGAACTAAATTAGTAGTTGGTACTTTTTTTACTCTTGTTAATGCCATGTCTTCTCCTACACTATCGACATTGATCCGTTAATGACTACTGAAACTCCTGAGTCAATCGTTATTGGTCCTGCGACCATTGCATTATCATTTGAGTCTAAAGTAAATCCTGTTGATATACTATTTCGATTCTTTCTTACTGGTGTACTCGTAATTCCTATCGCATCATTTAATTTAATTGCAGTAATCGTGTTATCTGAAACTGTGCTTGTACTATGTGCGTGTCCCATCGCAGTTATAAAATCAATTGCATCAGTAGAATCAATAGCTTCTGAAAATGTTATAACACTTCCATTTACAGTGTATGCAGAATTAGGTGATTGTATTACACCGTTAATTGAAACTATCAA